CTTGCTGAGTTCTTTTGATTCTTTCCTCTTCTTGCCTTCTGATTCCCTCTCTTACTTTTGATAATAATAATTTTTGTTTTAATAAACTGTCAATTAATATCAATTTACGTTCTATCAACGCAACCTTTTTAACACTACCTTTTGATAGTGTTATCGTTCCTCTATTTGGTAATAATTTACTAGAGTCTATCATGCTACAGTCGTTGCACTAAGAACTGATGTTTTATTTGGATCTGCTCCAAGTAAAGTTATTTGAGGAACATTTAAATTACTCTTCTTTGGATTAATTGAATTACCAGAGTTCTGAATATTTGCTGTAGTGATTGTCTCTGAAGCAACAGAGTTATCTACACTAAAGTCTAATGGGCCAATCTCTGGCATCATTCCACCATTTGCCATTCTTATATTAGGAACTGATCCACCATTTCCTAATGCTATATTAGTTCCACCTACATTTAACATTGGAACATTTGTTCCACCACCCATAGCGTTCATCGCAGACAATGTTCCAGATCCAAATTTTTCAACTGCACCTTTACTCATCACAAATTCTCCGGGTGTTAGCATTGAAGGAACGCTATCACTATTACCACTTCCCGGAATTTTACCACCACCTGATAATCCGAGTCTTGTTGAGAAATCTCGATTATCCTGTTTAATATTTACGTTATTGTTTTGATCACTTGATGTCGTGGGTGATCTTTTTCCAAATACATTTGATCTTGGTAAAAATTCATTTTCAACATTTTTACCTTCACCACCCTTTAAAACTTTATCTAACATCATGAACCCACCAGTTGCCAAAGTAAGTCCACCAGCAACCGCAAGAGGATTTGCTTTAACCATTGCAACTAATCCAGCAGCCATCGCGGGAATAGCTGCGAGTTTCATAAAGGCAATCATCCCTGCTGCAACTGCACTTATTGTTGCTAGAGTTCCAATAATTGCCGGTAAATTTTTACCCAAGAATGTTAAAAAAGTTGATATAGTATCCGGATCATATCTACCAATAAAATCTAATATACCAATTGCGACTCTACCGAAAATTAACTCTTTAAAAAATCCAAAAATTTGACTGAATAGACCTTGTATTGGTTTTGCTATCGTATCTACGATACCCGTAAACACTCCAAAAGGTTTTTTCTTTTCTAATAAGTTTTCTCTTTTTTTTCTTTTCTGTCTTTCTGTTTTTTGTCTTTCAAATTTAAGTATATCTAAATCTAATTTTTCTTGTCTCTTTAAAGTATCTGCAATTGAAACAACAAGTCTAGTCATCGTTGTTATCTTTTCATCTACACCCAATAGTGAGGTTGAACTTATCTTTGTGGTCTTTGGTTCAGGTCTACCCACCAATTTTTCAGCAGAAATATTTGTCCTAATCCCACTAATGGGTTTAGATCCTCTCATCTTATTGAGAAAATTTTCATATACTGGTGAATTTTCATCCATTAGATGCTTTACGTTGTTGTTCCTTTAACTTTTCCTCTTCCAAATGTGCTTGTAGAAGACCAACATAGATGTCTCGCTCCCAAGGAATCATATTTTCAATCTCCGTCAAACTATATTTATGGTATTGCATCATAGAAAAATTAAGTCGATAATAATTTTCCAGATCCATATGAACCATACTTAGCCGAAAAAAGATGCTAAACCCTCAAGTAGAATGTCATTCTTCACTTTGGTTTTTGGATTTGTTACTGTTAATGTATGAGATAACTTTGGCATTGTCTCAAAGAACTTTTCAATTTTTTTAAATTGTGCGGAGTTCATAGATTCAAGAAAGTCTTTTACTTCTTTCTTTGTGCAATCGGCAGCAATCCAAACTTCTTCTTCACTATAAATTTTATCAATACATGATGAAACTAAATCAAATGATTGATCCATCGCACTTCTTTCAAGATCACTTGCATCAAAATTACTTTTAATAAATTCATTCAAAGATGGATATTTCAATTCCATCATGAGATTTTTATCAAGTTTTACCTTTGTAGAATGATCTTCAGATTTTACAACCTTTATATCATCCAAATTAACTGTTGCCGTAACCTCAGTTTTATTATCATCAGGACATATGATCTTAACATCAATATCCTCTCCAACAGATTTGCCTCTGATATTTAAAAATAGATATTCGATATCAAAAGTCGGTAACTCTTCAACCTTAATACCTTTTGTCAAGATACATGCTTTAATTACTGCTTTAATAGCAGTAGTTATTTGTTTTATATCTTGGCTTTCAAGGGCAATAACAAGTAACTTCTCCTCTTTAACTAAGAAGGGTCGATACTCTATTGTTTTTTCTGTTGATGGAAGTTCAAGTTCATATGATGGGGTTGCAATTTTTGGTAAAGGCATAATATCCTAGACAATTCAGTAAGTTTATTTAGTAGGTTAAGTGAAGACATTTAAAAATGCCTGAACATTAGCAGCAGCTTGTGCGATTGGATCAAGTGCATCAAGAAGAGTTCGTGATCTCCCACTATCAAGAAAGTATCTTGTATATGCCATTGACACAGTTACTTTAAGAAGTTGTGATGCATCATATGACACAGGCATCGAATTTATTGCAAGAGGAAACACATTCACAAATTGATAAGTTAACGGTTTCACACTTCTACGAGAGTTGATATTTTTTTCAAACTTTGTGATTTCCAATGATCCCTTGTATGAATTAGGAAACTTTACTCGATATGAAAAACTTGGATCTTTTGCATTAACAAACGCACCTTCAATTCTTTCATTTGTAATGTAGTTCATCCATGCTTCAAAATATCTAATAGGAAGATATTGATCAGCATCTGTATAGAAAGTTAATTGTATTGCATCATCATATATACGACGATACGCATGTCTCTCTCGAACACCCGGAAAATCATGAATTAATTCTGAGGTTGCTAGTCGAGATCCCGGAAGTGATGCATCAGAACATGATATATTTAATTGATCTTGATTGAAATTTAAACCTGTCTCTTCTAAAAAACGATTGAAAGTGCCATCACCAGATGGACTTCCAACACTCACTTGAAAATGAGAGGTGGTAGCAGGATTCAGGAGTTTTGATTTTATCTCTGCGAGTGATCTTCTTTGTGGTTGGATGGCAGCCATATATAAATATAGATTAACCTTGTATATTATGTAGGCAAGTTATGGGAGAGAGTATAAAAAGTAAATATGTTCCTGTATATCCTAGTAAATATCAGGGAAATGCTAATACAATTATATGCAGAAGTAGTTGGGAAAGAAAGTTTTGTCAATGGTGTGATATGAATAATAGTATTGTATCATGGGCATCAGAAGAATTCAGCATACCATATGTTTCACCAAAGGATAATCGTGTTCACAAATACTATCCAGATTATTTAATTAAAGTCAAAGAAAAAGATAAGAAGATAAAAACATATGTGGTAGAAGTTAAACCATTAAAGCAAACGATGCCTCCTAAACCCAGAAAAAGAAAAACTAAATCATACATAACTGAATGTGTTACTTACGCTATAAATCAAGCAAAGTGGAAAGCTGCAAAAGAGTTTTGTGAAGATCATCGTATCGAATTTAAAGTTGTAACAGAGAAAGAACTCGGAATCAGATGAGCAGGTTTGAAGGAAAAAATATAAACAATCCAACTAATGATCAAGAAGATATGATGCTTGAGATTATGGAGATATTAAGTAGCACCGTGACACCAGTTCCTGATGTTGGTGGTTTCTATACCTTTGTTTATAATCCTAAGACTCCAAACATAACATATGATCAACATCCACTTATTGCATGCACTGATATATTTCAATGGGGGTTTCGTGGATTGAATTTTCATTGGAGAAAGTATCGTAATTATACATGGGATGAACTCGCAGGACAACTATACATAGTGCAACCAGATGAACTTGATGACCTTCTCAAAATACCATATGAGAAGTTTCGTCTAAATAACTAAAAAGGGGTCGATGTCAGAATTCACAACAAAAAAAGAAAAGTTAGTTGTTCCCGGATCGGTTATAACAGAATACAATAAAACTAAGCCAGGGTCTCAGATATTTGGAACAGATTTTGCTGGTGATCAATATTACGATTATAAATTAAATACAGTGACAGGGGAAACACAAATATTCAGAGATAGTCCTTTTAAAATTTTTGATAGGAAACAAATAGGAATAATTAAAAATAAATCAAAAGTAGTAGAATTAAATGATAACGCAACTGAATTTGAAAATTTCTACTTTAATAGAAAAGATACTAAAAAAAATATTATAAAAATAAATCAAAAAAATCTTGTTGATCAAGGAGTATCACCAAAAGAAGTAAGTGAAATATTACCATCTAATATAGCACAAGATGATGGTAGCAGTGCTATTGTTGGAGTAGTAAATAGAGAGAGTCTTAGAAAAGGAACAAGAGAATCATATGAAAATTTAGTATACCCAACGACTTTAAGAAGAAGTGACAATGATAGATTAAAAATAAGTATCTTACCACCATTAGAGAGTGAAAGTGAAAGAAAAGGTAATAAAGGTAAAGCAATTGGTTCAGTTACTCTTCCACCACCCGGAAAGATTACTGATAATAATAAAGTTGATTTTAAAAGTGGAACTTTAAATCCATTAGAACTTGCTCTCGCTGAGGCTGGATTAGGACTTCTTTTAAAAGATGACCCAACAGCTCTTCAAAACGCAACAGAAGATTTTTTGAATAGTGGTAATGATTTAAGGACAGTTGTATCTGGTTTGTTTGTAGGGAAAGCAATCAACAAAAGTGCTGATGCGATTCTTTCTAGAGAAGCAGGAGCAATAATTAATCCCAACATGCAATTACTTTTTAATGGGCCCACACTTCGTCCATTTAATTTTAATTACAAAATGAGTCCAAGAGATCGTGGTGAAAGTGTTCAGGTGCAAAAGATAATAAGAATGTTCAAACAATCAAGTGCAGTCCAAAGAACAGAAACAAATTTTTTCCTACGTTCACCTAATCGATACAGACTTGAATTTAAAACTCGTGGTGATAGTGATCATAGATTTTTACCTAAAATAAAAACTTGTTCTCTTCTTGGATTTGGTGTGGACTACACTCCTGAAAACTCATACATGAGTTATGAAAATAGTTCGATGGTTTCATATAATCTTACCTTCGCATTTCAAGAGATCGAACCAGTATTTAATGATCAATACAGTCAGTTCGACGATTTAGATATAGGTTTCTAACATGTCAAATAGTTATTTTCGCAACATACCAAATTTTGATTATATTACTCGTGGTGAAAAGAATAAAAGTGATGGGGATTATGTTAAGGTAAAAAACTTTTTTAAAAAAGGAAAGTTAAGAGAGGATATATTTCAGGAAGTTACTTTCTTTACTAAGTATACAATTAAAGGAGATGATCGTCCAGATAATGTTGCTAAAGAAGTATATAATGATTCCAATTTAGATTGGGTCGTATTACTTTCAAATAATATTATTGACATACAAAATGAGTGGCCAATGTCACAAATTAATTTTAATTCATATGTAACAGAGAAGTATGGAAATGAGACAAATTTGTATTCAGGAATCCATCATTATGAAGCGAATGAAGTAAAGACTTCAAAAGATGTTATTATCATACCATCAGGAACAAGAGTAGGACTTGGGCAAAGTGTTAATTATTTTGATGAAGGATTAAATCAACAAGTCATTGTAACTGACGTTGCTTTACCAGTAACAAACTACCTTCATGAGCAAAAAATAAATGATGATAAGAGAAATATATTTGTCCTAAAACCTCAATACCTTAACATCGTCTTTGATGATTTAGAATTAATCATGGAATATAAAAAAGGTTCCACTCAATTTGTGAGTGAAACCTTGGTAAGAGGAGAAAATATTCGTTTGTATGAATAATTACATCTCTGCTAATTTTTGGAAATAAGATAGTGTATCATCTTCATCTGAATCAACTGTTGTAGTTGCTGACGGTGTTGATACTGCATCGTTTACTGCTTTCTCAGCAACTGAACGTGCGTTATCTTCGACTGCAACTTCATCATCAGCAACGTATCTCTGAACTGGTTTCTTACCAAGAACATATTTTAAACGCTTTTCAAGATCATCATATGACTTGAACTGATCTGTAGCAGTGATTGCATTAAGTGAATACTCTTTTTTCCATAGTGCCTCAAGAGCGTCATCATCATCTAGAAGTGGCCCTATTTTGTCAAATTCTGACTTATCATAGTTCCAATATCCATCTTTCTTTACGATCTTCAACTTGAAGTTTGCACCTTGCCAGAAGTCAAAAGGATTGATTGGTGTTTCATCTTCAAACTCTGGTTGCATCGCTTCCATAACCTTATCAAATATTTTTTTACCATACTTGAATAAGAATACTTTACCCTCGTTCTGAGGATTGGTAGGATCTTTAACAACATAGATGTTGCTGTAGTAAGATAACTTACGTTTTTGCTTACGAACTACATCTTTGTCTGACTCATTTCCACTGTTCCATAACTCACGGTTGTAATCAGAAACAGGATCCTTTTGACCATTTGTGGTAAGACTATTTTCAATATACCAACCACCAGGCCCTTGAAAGGCATGAGTATACATTTTTGCCCATGGGAACTCTTCGTTCTCAGGTGCTGGAAGGAAACGGACAACTGCGTATCCATTACCTGTTTTGTCTAGTTCTGGTTTCCAGAGACGTTCATCTCCACCACCACCAGAATTGTTCGCTTTTTCAACTTCTTTTACAAGTTTTGCAGTCAATGAACCTAGTGATGACTGCTTCTTTAGGTCTGCGAAAGACATTAAATTACCTCGGATTAATTAGATTTGGCTTGTGTGCATTCGTTATATTACAACTAAATGATACCAATGTCAAGTTGTTCTTTCATCATGGTTGTCATCTCTGACATTTGATTAAAGATTACATTCATGTCTACGTTTTTTGGTAGACCCATGACCTCTGCAGATCTGATTATTTCAGTCTGCATCTTTTTGGCATCGGGATCGTCAGAGAGACTCAATCTTGCATAAACAATTTTTTGTTTCTCAACAAGTTTTGTCAACTGATCAATGTGTTCTAATTTGTCAGAACGATTCATATAAGGAAACTTCATGACATTTGAATAAATATCTTCTTGAAGTTCATGAATCTCTGCCATCTCAGATCTTACTATGTCAGAATCAAAAAAACTCAACGCTTTACAACCCCCTTTAGAATTTTTTTATAACGGAATACATCTATATTTAGGAAGGGAGAATACTTTCTCACTCTTCGACTGACGGTTTTCCATACAGGATCATTCAATTTTTGATCGAAGTCTTTCCCATACCCTAGTATTTTATCATAGATTACCATACTTTCAATACTGATATTACCACCAAGAAATTTTTTCAAAACAATTGGATGTCCTCTATTACAATCAAAGATATCATCTACCTTATCGTCTGTGAACAAACTTTCAGATTCTTCTTTAAATACGTATGAAAGTGATTGAACTTTCTTTTTCCAATCAACATATCTTCCCTCACCTTTCTTTATCATTTCTCCAATCCACATTGTCTCTGGATCTGAGCATGAAACAAAATTAGATACAAAAAAATCCTCTACTTCTTTATCATTCTTTTGTCGGGCAAACTTTTCAAACCAAAATCGATCCTTCCTTTTGTAAAAGGCCTCTTTAGTTGCTCTAGTTTTGCCACCATATCTATGATAGTCGTAGTGGTCTTTTGTAAAATGATTTTTGAGTGACAAATAACAACGGTATGCATCAAATGGCATCATCTACCTTCTCTAGATTTATTACGAATAGTGATGTGATTATCTTCAATTTTGAATTCAAGAAAGTCACTATGGCCCCAATTCAATTCTTCATATAACGAATTCAATTTTGCCATGTCATCCCACAAGTCTGTGGGAGTTGGTTCACCCCAAAAAGGATTATCTTCTGGATCATTCATTAGAATACTAACTTTGCTCTAGAAGTTCTTTTTAAAAAATTGAGTTCTTGTGCTTCATACTTAAGTTTTTCCTTAAGTGGTTTTGAAATTAATTTTGGAACAGATTCCAAATCAATTGCGTTGAGGTCGCAAAAATAAACTATAGCATCGATGTAATTCATCTCCTCATGTGCTTGCACAAGTCTTTCTATTTCTTGAGCAAAACGAGCAGGACAGAAAAACTTATCCTCGAATGCCTTTTCTAGTTCATTGTTCATTTGGCGACCTAGTATTGTGAGATACAAATTCTTTAATGTAACGAACTAATAATTTAATATAGTCCGATTTATTGCGTTTGTCAAATACTTTTACTTCTCCGTCAGGAGTTACCATTAAAGTAATAAGTTTAGTGACAGGGATATTAGTAAGTTCGTAATATGCTGCTGCATAAAACATTTCTTGAACGAAGTAGTTTTCAAGCCACTTCTCAGGTTTTATCTTTGTTGAAGTTTTAAAATCTATGACCGCTAGTTCCCCTTCATACTCCGCTATACAATCAACTCTACCTGCAAGACCAAGGTATTCAGAGTAAAGGGTTCTTTCTATAGCGTGTATATTATTTATCTTGTCAAGATAAGGTCGTGTATTATAAAACATGAATTTGGTAAGAGGTTTAAAGTCATCCCAATTCATTTCAAGATTCATTAGATATGCTTGTGCTGCTTCATGGTAATCAGTTCCACGAGCAGTTGCTTTCCTCGTAATCTTATTTGCTTCTTCTACACCAACTCTCTTTCTCCAGTCAGCAAATATCTGACGATTATAAAAAGATGTTACTGATGTGATAGATGGAACCCATTGACCATCAGGAAGATTGTATAATCTTATTCCGTTTGTTTCTTTTTTCTGTAAATCAAGATCACCTAAAAAATTATGATGAGTAAAATTCATAAATTAAGTTCCGTTTTTGCAAGAATGTATTCTTTTACTAAGCCTGATCGAACAATATCATCAACACCAAACTCAATGATATCAACAGATGACATCAATCGAAGAACTCTCATGAAATCAATGATACCATTTCTTTCATTTTGTTTGATGAGATCGCTTTGTGTTGCATCTCCACAGAACATGATCTTAGTGTTCTCTCCTACTCTTGTCATTATACTATCTAATTCATGAAAATTCAAGTTCTGAAATTCATCAACTAAAATAATCGCTTTATCGAATGTTGTTCCACGAATAAATGATGTGCTCCAAAATGATACAGTTTCTTGTGCTTTCAAGTTACCATATAACATTTCAAAGTCTGCATCAGATGGCATCTGAAACATATACTTAACCATATTCTTATATGGTATTTGATATAAGAATGATTTATCCTCATGATCACCCGGTAAGAAACCAATCTCTCTGGTGGATACAAGCGACCTGACGATGTATATTTTCTCGTAGGGTGTCGTTGTATCTAAAACATCACACAGAGCGTTAAAGAGGGTAATAAAGGTCTTACCAGTTCCTGCTGCACCATAAGCAATGAGGTTCTTACCTTCTGCATAGGATTCAAATAATCTCTGCTGATTCTCTGTCAAAGGTTCAATGTCCCTCAACATATCAGAATTGATTGGTTTCTTCCTCTTCATCTGTTTAGCGGTCAAACCAACACCAATTGGTTCCACTTTCTTTTTTCTAGGCATATTAAACAGGTCTTACTTTAGAACCGGGCATTCTTGAAGCTCTACCAAGAACTTCATTCCAACCGGGATGTGATTTCTTTAGTTTATCATATACTTCTCCAACTTCTCCCACATTTGCAACTCCAGCATTCCAATCTTTATCCCAATCAGGATTATCTTCTCTCCATTTATCATATTGCGACATTGACATCCGTATCTCTTTCTGTTCCCCAGTTTTTAAGTTTTTTACAGGATAGGTAGGCATAAGTGTTTAGTTTTGTAAATTTATTTAGACCCACTCAAGGGCTTCAGATACTGCAGGGAATTGTTCGGTAAACACCTTACGACATCCCTCTGCAATTTCCATGTGTTCTTTTTGTGTTCCATGTGCAGAGCGTAGATTTATATAGTGAACCCAAGAACGACATGAACCAGTCATGTATAAACGTGTGGGTGTCGCTAATGGTAAAACAAATCTAGCACATTCTTTTGCTACACCATGTTCTAACATCTCTTTATACAATTTCATACCTGCAGAAAAATGTGCTTGCATTTTTACTTCAAGTTGTTGAACAATATATGGATCAAGATCATCAGTAGAGTTTTGACGATTCTTTAAGTCCTGTTTTCTTAATTGTGGTAATGAAATTTTATCAGATAACAAACTACTGTCTGCATATCTTTGAGAAAACTCTTGATATGTAAATGATCTATGTCTTAATATCTGTGCTGCTAATCCTCTTGTAGTTTCTATTTCTAAAGTCATAAATGATTGTTCAAAAACTGACCAATGATTATGCTTAATACAATACTTTAATAATCCAGAATAATTTTCATTATCTTGGTTATTTGGATTTGATACTCTGGCAACATATGCCATTGTCTTCTCCGCATCGGGAGTAATGCTAATAAGTTTAACAGTCATTAATCGCATCCATCATCATACATTTCATCATATTTCATGGGTGCAGATGAAAACGTTTGTTGGTTTTTATATGCTTCAACATCTGAATATACTTCAGACTCTAGTTCTTCAACGATCTCTTTGAGGGCCATGACCAGAACTTTTAGTTTTGATTTGTTCATGATGATTGCTTTTCATCTAATTATAATACAAAAAAAGGGAGG